TCTGATACCTGAATTCTCACTTGGAGTACCACTGGTAAAGTTACTGTTTAAGTCAATCATGTTATCAGCTAGTGAAATTGTTTCTGAGTTAACTGTGGTTGTTGTGCCAGAAACTGTTAAGTTTCCTGTAATTGTACAGTTATCGTTAACTGTAACAACACCTGAGCCGTTAGCTGAAAGTGTTAAGTTAGTGTCAGTTGATCTGCTTTCAATTGCATCAACGTCAATGCTATTAGCGAATGTAATTGCATTTCCTGCTGAGTTAGTGATATTAATACCATCTTCAATCTGTAGTGTTGATTTAACTGCAATCAGTCCTGAGCCTGTTGCATTCAATTCAACATTACCTGAACCACTTGTTTGAAAACTTAGGTTTTGGTCAGAGTCAGCACTAACAACGATTGTACCTGAATCGTCTTGTAGAACTTTTTGACCATTAACGTAAAGTGATCCTGAGGACACATAAACGTCTTTCCATGCAAAAGATGCACTACCTAATGAAAAACCTGTTGACCCGTCGGAATCAACACTTGGTATAATACCGTCACCGGTAATTGTAAAAATTTCTGTACCGTCAACAGTAACAGCAACATCGCTGCCTGTGCCAGTATCGTTTAGAGCAAGACTGGTATCGTTTTTAGCGATACTTGATGTTGCTAGGTCACCACTAATGGTACCTGATGTTGTGATGTTACCTGTTGATGCATCAATTGTTAATGCACCTACGGTTAATCCATTTTTAACTACGAAATTACTGTTTGCCATTGTTCCATATCTCCCATTGGCTATTTGTTAAGTGAGCTGGGGTAAGCTATTCCTACCCCAGCTCTTGTTTTATTATACTGCGATGTAGTGTTTTGCAACTCTTACGGTTGAAGTTCCACTGCCACCTGTTCCTCTTAGTCTAACGCTTCCACTATCAATGTCTGCTGTTAGTGTCATAAACGCTGTAGTTCCATCAGCAACTGTTTGAGCATATGATGTCATTGTTGCTGTAGTTCCGTCGTGTATAACAAGCACTTCGTCTACTTGATAATCAGTTCCATTTGTACTTTGTACAATAAACTTAGCTGAGCGGTATGTTGCCAACGCAAACGTTGCAATATCAGTTGCACTTGTGCCAACGCTAATAGCAGTCTTATTCTCAACATATGCACCATCTCTATCCCAGTAACTAGTAATAGTTCCTGAGTTTGTTCCAGTGTAAACATCAATGCTGGTATTTGTAGCATCAATCTTCATGTAAGTATTACCAGAACTTAGTCCTTCAATAGTACTAGTAGTTGTGATAATTCTAGCATCAATAACATCACCTGAAGCTGGTGCCTCAGTAAATGTTAATGTTGTACCACTAATGCTGTATGCTGAAGTTGGAATCTGGATAACACCGTTGATGCTAACCATACAACCTGCTGTAGTTGACGATTCACTTAGTGTAAATGCTACAGTACTGGCGTCACCGTTAAAGCTATCGTGTGTAATAACTGTGAAGTCAGTTGCTAAGTTTTTCCATTCACTTCCGCTATAAATTTCAGTGTTACCTGAAGTTGTATTATAACGCATCATGCCTTGTGCACCAGAAACTGGACGTTGTCCTGTTGTTCCTGACGGAATTCTAACACTGTCTGTACCAACAATATTAAGAGTAGCACCTGTTGTTAAGTCTCCTGAAGTACCATCACCGCCAATAATGACTGTGTCGTATGTTGCACTTGCAACTACTCTAAATAGTCCAGCTTTTGTATCACCTGACCAAGTTACATCATTACCTGCGGTACCTGCACTGTTGCCAGTTAAGTCTCCGCTAAATGTTGCAGTAGCAAATGCACTTGTACCAGATGAAGTAATGTTACCAGTTACGTTACCAGTTAAAGTTGCTGTGATTGTGCCTGCGGCAAAGTCACCACTGCCATCACGTGCAACAACTTTACTTGCTGTATTTTGATCAGTTGCATCAACTGCTAGTGTTAGAGCGGCGCTTTCGCTACCACCGTCACCACCTGTGATGTACGATCCGTTTGTAATACTTTGGACATAGGCTCCAGTAGTATCTGTACCTAGTGCAATACTATCTGCGGCAATAGTTGCGTTTAGTGTTACGTTTGAACTACCGTCAATGCTTACACTACCTGACAAGTCACCACCTAGTGAAATAGTACGAGCTGATGCCCATGCTGTGGCTGTATCTGCATTACCAGTTACGTCACCAGTTAAGTTGCCAGTTACTTGAGTGGTTGTTAAAATTCCACTACTTGGATTGTATGTTAATCCAGTGTCAGTTCTGATGTTTTCATTACCTGTTGCAGAGTCTGTAAAGTTGATGTAGTGTGCGGAGTCTGTGGTGTTACTAGCAATCAATGTTACTGCTGTTGCTACGTCTGCTGTACCAGTTAAGTCACCTGTAAATCCACCACTTGCTGATGCTGTAGTAAATGCGGCTGTTCCTGGTGTAGTTCCACCAATATTAACACCATCCATGTTTCCTGAACTAGCATCAATATCAACAACACCGTCGACATCTAATGTTTTACCTGCACCAATTGTTGCACCACCAGTTAAGTCACCAGTTATATCACCTACAAAGTTTGTACTTGCTGTAATAACAGTACCGCCAATTGTTCCAAATGTTACGTTGTCAGTTGTTCCAACTGCCTGACCAATTGCAAACGAAATCTTATCATTTGCATTATCAACAGCGGTTGTTACACCTGTACCACCTTCAAAGTCAATAGTTTCAGTTGCTAATGCTATAGCTTTACTACCTGAGTCACCTGTGACATTAAATACTGCGGCAATAGCGTTTTCTGAGATCGCTGTAATACGTCCTTTTGCATCAACTGTCACTGCTACGGCGTTGGCGGCATCACCATATGAGCCTGCTGTTACTCCGCTGTTTGCTAGTGTTAAAGCACCAGTTACGTTACCTGTTCCATCAAATGATCCCGATGTATAAGTTCCATCTCCTGTAATTGCAATAGTTCTACCAGTAGCTAATGCTGTAGCTGTATCTGCATTACCAGTTAAGTCACCAGTTACATCACCAGTGATTGTTCCACTAGCACTGATTGTTGTAAATGCACCAGTTGCTGGAGTTGTTGCTCCAACTGTACCGTTATGAGCACCGTCACTAGCACCTTCTAAGTTTGCTACCAGTGATGCGACTGCATAACCAGTACCACTTGTATCCACTGTTGTAGTTGGAACGTCTTGTGTATCTTTGAACAATTTAAATTTGCCATCTCCAGCATCTCTAAATAGTCCTGCGTATAAGTCTTGTGAGCCACTTGTGTCATATAGTCCGTAGAAACCAATGTCCACTAAGTCAGCGCCACCGTTACCAGTTGCTAAGAACATCAATGGATCTTCAACTTCAATGTTGGTTGTGTTAACTGTTGTAGTTGTACCATCAACTGTTAAGTCACCGCTAATTGTTAAGTTTCCGCCAACTGTTACGTTGTCTGGTAAACCAATTTGTACTTGGTTGTTTGTTACTGTAGTTACAACTTCGTTTGTTGTACCAGCAAAGGTTAGTGTATCAGTACCAACTGTTACGTTGTCAGTGCCCGAGTCACCTGCCATAGCCAATACGCCGGCTGTTACTGTGGCTGTTGAAGTTGATGTAATACGTCCTTTTGCATCAACAGTAATAACTGGAATTTCTGTTCCAGATCCAACTGTTGCGGCTGTTACTCCGCTGTTTGCTAAGGTAAGTGCGCCGGTTACATTGCCTGTTCCATCAAATGATCCTGATGTATATGTTGCATCGCCAGTGATTGCAATAGTTCTACCTGTTGCTAGAGCTGTTGCTGTATCAGCGTTACCTGTAACATCACCAGTTAAATCACCTGTGATTGCACCACTTGCATTAATTGTTGTGAACGTACCTGCCGCGGCTGAGTTAGCACCAATAATTGCACCATCAATGGCACCGCCATTCACATCAACTGTAGCAAAAGTACTTGTTCCTGCACTTGTAACATCACCGGTTAAGTCACCAGTTACATCACCAGTTACATCACCTGTAAATCCACCACTTGATGTTAATGTTGTAAATGCACCAGTTGAAGCTGAAGTTGCTCCAATAGTAGTTCCGTCAATAGCACCGCCATTCACATCAACTGTAGCAAAAGTACTTGTTCCTGCACTTGTAACATCACCAGTTACATCACCAGTTACATCACCTGTTAAGTTACCTGTTACGTTACCAGTTACATCACCAGTAATATCACCTGCAAAGTTTGTACTTGCTGTAATAACAGTACCGCCGATGGTTGTACCTACGATTGTAGCAGGAGTGGTTGCACCAACTGTACCATTGTGAGCACCAGTTGAGGCTCCAGTTAAGTTACCAGTTACATTGCCGGTTACATCACCAGTTAAGTCACCAGTAACATCGCCAGTTACATTGCCGGTTACATTGCCGGTTAAGTCACCAGTTACATCACCAGTGATTGTTCCACTAGCACTGATTGTTGTAAATGCACCAGTTGCTGGAGTGGTTGCTCCAACTGTACCATTATGAGCACCAGTTGAGGCGCCTGTTAAATCACCAGTTACATCGCCAGTTACGTTACCTGTTACTGCACCTGTATGTGTTCCTGCACTATCACCAGTTAAGTCTCCAGTAACATCGCCAGTTACGTTACCTGTTACTGCACCTGTATGTGTTCCTGCACTATCACCAGTTAAGTCACCTGTTACATCGCCTGTTACGTTACCAGTTAAAGCACCAGCAAAATTTGTACTTGCTGTAATAGTAGTACCAGCAATTTCTTTTGCTTGGAAATCAACGAATGCTGTTCTGTTAATTGCCCCTGCTGTACCTCCAGTTTCAGTAGTTGCGATTGCTTCAAACTTATCGTCTGCTTCAACCCATACCAAAGCGGCGTTAACGTTATTTCCATCTAAATTTTGTAGATTTCTATTAGCTAGAATACCAATATCGTAAGTTGGTGTTCCTGTATATCCATTATTGAAAACGATCAGAGGATCGTTAACAAAAGTATTAGTACTAGATACTGTACTTTCTGTTCCTGAAACAACCAAGTTACCCGAAATAGTAACGTTACTGTTAAGCGTCAAGTCTGCCGCAAACAATCCACCTGTTAAAGTAGCGTTTGCAATCTTCGCCGCAGTAATGGTACTATCGGTAATTTGATTGTTTAAAATACGTGTTATCGCCATTTTTAATATGCTCCTGTGTTATCCTTAAGTCATTGGTGACTTTATCAAATTATAACACTATTTACCATAGTCATGAGAAAATGGTTTGCGAGCATGTTTTTTAACTGGCAAATTTTTTGGGGGTTTTATGGAACGGTCTTGAACAGACTCTTTCGTATAATGTTATTTAGTCCACTGAATAAAAAGAACTAATTTACGCTGGAATTAAAGTTGATCTGACGGTTATTGTACTTGTTCCGCTTGTAGTTGTTGCTTGTAACAAAACATTTGAGCCAGTGATAGTAGCAGATAATGTTACAAATTCACTTGTTCCATCAGCAGTTAATAAAGTATTATTAATAGATGCTGTAGTATCATCATGTATCAATAGCAATCTATTAATTTGATAATCAGTACCGTTCACACTTTGAACTAAAAACTCTGCACTACGATAGTCTGCTAAAGCGAATGTAAAAATACTAGTTGGTGGCGATGCTGATGCAACAGAAACAGTAGTTATTGGATCTGTACTTACTACATGCCAACCTGTTGCTTCGTATATAAAAAACTGACCTTTATTATTGATCCAATAATCTCCAGCCTCACCTGCTGTACTTGAAGTAGGATCAGCTGATATGTTGCTTCTATATTTGTTTTCAAATGCTATGTCAAGTGTTAGATATCTAACATTAACTTCATCTGTTGCCTGTGGAACTTGGCTGAAAGTAATTGAAGAAACATTAGAATTAGTAGCAACTGTATATGCGTTTGTATGCTGTACAACACCATTTAGTGTAACAATAATACTATCAACTGTTGCAAGTTCATTTAGAGCATAAGTTGCACTAGTACCGTCTGGGGTTATCGTTTCCGACGATGTAGCACTTGCACCTGGTTTGGTCCATATTGAACCATTCCAAAACTCTAAGCCACCATCGGTTGTATTATACCTAAGATCTCCTGTAACACCTGTAGCAGGTCTTTGGGCTGTTGTTCCTGCAGGTATAGTAAAAGCTGATACTGTATTAAATGTTATTCTTCCTGTTGCACTGGTATACGGATTAATTTGATCAATACTAAGTCCTGTGCCAACTACTTCGCCAACTTGTGTTCCGTTAATTGTAAACGAAATTTTTTCTGCGCCAATAGTATCATCAGCAACGGCTTCTGTGTTACCATCAAATATTTTATCAGCGGATAATCCTGATAATCCACTAGTTAGTTGAGTGTCTACATAATTTTTAGTAGCGGCATCCTGTGCATCAGTTGGGTCTGCTAGATTTTCAATTTCAGCACCACTGATTAAAACTGCTCCTGTTCCATCTGGGTCAAGTATAATATCATTATTAGTTCCGCTGTTTGTACTAATCGTAGTTCCGGATATACTTAAATCGCCAACAGCACCGCCTCCGGCACCTGCACCTACACCAAAGTTGCCAGTATACCTAGCACCAACTACAAAGATACTCTTTCCTGTAACTCCAGACGCAATGTCTGTTGGTAAGTTTTCACCAATGAAGTGTACTACACCTGATTGGTAATCAAAGAACCATTCATCATCATTGCCACTACCTGCTGAAAGAATTTGAGTTCCGTTGCTTTGAGGAGTTGCATCTGCGGTGGTAGAAATATAAACTTTAACAAGATATGTTGCACCAAATTCAGTTGGTATCCAATCAGTTAAACCTGTTTTCCAAGTTCTATTGTCACTTGCTGTAATATCTTCTGTGCATTCAACAGTAGCTAAACCATTGCCACTATCGTCATATATTGTTACTTGTGAACTACTCGACGACGGTTTAACTGCTGGTATTACATCTGCTTCTTGCCATACTTTATCGCCACGTAATAATAGCGGCGAACTTATACTTTCATTGAAGGCTCGTTTAAAAGCGAGTGTATCTGTTTTAGTAACACCATACCCTAACTTCTTAAACAGGTAATCAACTTTTTGGGTATCTGAAATAGCCATTATGCCGCCGCCTCAATACTAATTGAACTTAGTGATTGCCCGTTGTCAAGTCTTACTCTAATTAAACAGTTTTTGCCTGTGGCATTAGATAAGTTTTCGCTACCTAATGTCATAGTATATGATGTATTTGTAATTGCAGTATTTACTGGTACTCTATCAGTTGACGTCAATGCACACCCGGTGTCACCGTTACCTCCTGCACTAGTATCAGTACCAGGAAGTCCAGCACCTGCATAACTAGCAGTACCATCAATCCAACCGTTGGTTGAACTTGCTGAGGCATCAATTCCTGTTCCAGGAGCGGCTAGCCATAAACCTGCTATTCCAGTTGATGTTGTAATATTAATATCAAAGTTTGCTAAGTTAGTTCTTCTGAAAGCAAAAGTAAAATACTGAGCTCCAGTTCTTCCAGTAACTAAGTCTGGACCAACTGGTAGATAACCAGTTGAAAAATTATCATCATCATAATGTTTTAAAGTTCCCCAACGTACTATTGCTTCGTCGGTTCCAGCAACTGTGATAGCACCTGTAAAAGGATTGTTTGTAAAAAAGTCAGCCGCTGTATACGAAGGATTATCTCCAGTTAATCCTAATGCAACTCGTTTTCCATTGTCTGAAAACGTGCCACCCAATGTACTTGGAACGTCAATATCTTCTTCGTCAAATCCTGTCAACGATGAACTATAAACATTAAACTTTGTTGGGAAAATAACAGTATTACTATCACCATTAACATTTCGAATTTTTGCTTGTACTTGAGCAACTGCTCTAGCACTTCTATTAATTGAAAAAGTTATGTTACCAAGTGCATACGCTGATCCTTGTCCTGTGCCTGCTATTGGAGTTCCTGAACTGAGCATTGTTGATGCTCCGTCAATATCTGAATAACTTTTGCTTTGTGTGTTAATAATTGAATCAGTTGTGCTTTCATCGTTTGTACTATCTTCAAAGAAAAAGTTACTACCATTACGATATGCTTGTCCTATCCAATTTGATACTTCAATTCCAGCTACACTAATAGTATTACTGCTATTATTATAATAAGGAATACCAGATATATGTTTTAACGTTCCTGGTGCTGTTTGCGTTACTACGGCACTATTAATATCTAAAGTAGGATTCGAAGACAAGTCATCTTTGAGAAACCCAACATTATTAGTATCTCCACCTGTATCATGTGTTAATTGAAAATCTGAATAACCGGTTGACAATCCAGCAAATGATGTGCTAATATTAGCATCAAATGCTCGGAAGAATCCTGTTGGGTATGTTGAAGAACTAACTGAGTCGTGTGCATCTCTATCGTCAGTTAGTACTAAGTCAGTGAACGTTGCACTTTGATCTGTAGTAATATTAAATGTAACAGTTCCTGCGGCAACATTGTTAACTTTAGCTGTTAACGTTCCTGTTAAATCAGTATTAACATCTGTAACAGAGTTTGTGTTGACATTTGTTAATCCAGACACATATCTTGTAACTGAGCTTCCAGCACTTGGAATATTCCCACCGCTGTTGTCTGTTGCACCTGATGCCAACCTTACATCAAATCCTTGATGTGGTTGACCAGATGTACTTAAACTTAATGTGCGAGAACTTAAACTTGCTGGTGCAGGTGGATTACTGTTAATTTGTATGTAATTGGTTTTTGTATCAACATCGCTTTGTGCTAGTGTATCTGGTGTTCCGTTGACTGTTAAAGTAACTGTTTTATTTCCAACCGTGCTACTTGCATAAGTTTTTGCTAGTGTGCCTCCAGTTGTTGTTCCTGGATCACCTTCATTGATTGTTCCGGAGTTTGTTCCGTCTCCAAAATCCCAAAGGTAATCATCGGCATGCTCTGCTGTTGACGTAAAGGTAACAGCGGCTCTATCAAAGTTATCTCTGTAGTCATTGTGCAAGTAAATATCTTGTGCATTATCCCCAATTCTATCGCTTTGCCTATCTGCTGAACCAGAGAAGTTTGATCTAACATCTGGTTCAATTTTAATTGAAGTTAAACCACTTGCAAAAGGACTGGTTGTATGTTCGTTAATAACTTCTAATTTAACATCAAACGTTTCTGAAACACCGTTGGTTTGGTTGCTTGATGATAACGAAAATAGATGTTGTATAGTGCTACCGGGGTTACCTGCTACACCGCCTTGTATATTGATTGTATCAATATCACCATCGCCATATGTCCATCTATACCTATTAGCATTAAATGTACTTGTGCTACCAGGATTAGTTGCTGTAGTATTTGTAAATGTTACAATCCCGCCTCCGGCTGATTCTTCGTTTGCTAGAACAACTGTATTAGCAGTAAATGTTGGCGTATGTGTATCAAACACTTGAATGTTTTGAGGAGTTCCGGTAACAGTAACTGGGCTTGGTCCTGCTGTGGTACTAGTTGCATCTAATTGTATTGCATACTGTGTATCACCAGATGGATTAGAATAAACATGAGTTTCAGTTGTCCAACCGTTTGCTGGGTTTTCTTGTGTTCCGTCTCCCCAGTCTAAATCAAAGCTGGTTGTGTATTGACTACTATTTGTTATTTCGGCTGAACTGCCACTATCAATGCTATCATCTGTTATTGTAAAAGCAGGTATTGGATTTGGAGTATACAATGTAATTAAATTTGTTTTTGTTACATCATCGTAACTTCCAATGGCTCCACTTGCAGGTACACCACTAAACGTACCCGAGCTATTACTTGCTCTAAATTCAACTGTAAACTGTCCGCCTAAGTTGTTTACGTATGTGTGCGAAGGATTTTCTTGTGTACTTGAATTTCCGTCTCCAAAGTCCCAAAAGAAAGTGTCTGCTGTTCCTGTGTATGCACTTGTAAAATTAACTGTTAAAGGGCTTGGTCCTGCAGATGTGCTTTCAGTAAAATCTGCTTGTCCTACATAAGTTTCTTTGGCAATGTTTAATGCTACTTGATTTAAATTATCAATTGCATCTGTAACTTTTGTTGTTGTTAACCAACCGTCCCATGCGGCTTCTGTTACTAAGCTAGTATCAGTTGGTGTGCCTAATACTATTGACATACCATCAGTGCCTGATGCTCCAATGATACTTGACAAACTTGTAAATGATAAATTTCCAGAACCGTCAGTGCTTAATACATAACCATTTGAGCCACCGGATAATGTAATATCTGCCGGAGCACCAAAATCAAGTTGCCCTGTTGCTGAAATAGCGGAACCGTTAAGAACTATGTTACCAATTTTACCAGACGTGGCAACATCTAAATTGTGAGCCGGAGTGGTGTTTTTAATACCAATCCTGTTATTTGCTACATCAAGATAAAGTAAATCTGTTTCAAACGCTAGATCGCTTCCGTCACGCTCTAGATTCCCTTGTAGCATTGCTCCTGAGATTCTGCCAAGTGCCATTTGATAAGTGCTCCTTAGACTGCGTCAGTGCTATTTACATTATACAATATTACAATTCTGTTAGGATTGGCCCCAGGTGCTGGTGGTGGACTTGTGAATGTAAGAGTGGTAGTACTAGCATTGGTTGCTACTGTATAATTTGCTGTAGGTTGTTGATATACTCCTCCTACAAAGACTACAATATCGTGTACTGTCGCTACTGTATTTGTCAATACAAAATCTGTAGCTGTACCATCTCCTACTGTATCTTGTGATGTAATTGTTGCATTACCAACTTTTGCAACCTTGCGCCATGCGGCGTTTATTCCAAATTCAATGCAACTAGTGACTGAATTGTATCTAAGCATTCCGTCTTGTAATACTGGAGGATTATCAGCACCACTTAGTGATACCGGAATTTGTATTGCTTTTGTAGGTGAAGTGCTACCAAGTGCTTCGGGAGTTTTTAAGTAATATGCCATTGTTCAACCTTAACTAAAACTTGTGTGACTGCATGTTGCAAATACCACGTTGTCTACTGACGCTGTAGCCTGCATCATATCACCATTACCTAGTATAATTTTTTCAGTACTAATAATAAGTGTATCACCGGAGTTGATATTAACTTCTTTATAAATCCTATTTGTATTTCCTGCTGTATCACCACTTGGGATAACATGTATATCTATAGTTACTGCACCAGAGTGATTATTTTGAAAATAAACTGATGTAATAGCTCTAGTTCCTACTGTAGGTAGTAAATCCTGGGCAGTACTTGTTAATGTAGTATTTTGAATTGCCATTTTATTTTATCCTAATACGTATGCGATAAGTTTCGCTTTTTTCATTGTGACTAGTTCATGGGTAGTTACAGTATCGTTTGTCATATAAACTCCACTATCGCCAAAACCTTCATCGTCAAAAACCATTGACACGTTATCGCCTGCGTGTTGAATGTTAAAGCCATCAATTTCTAAATTTCCACCTAACTGCGGAGTAGTATCACTAACAACGTCAGTTCCTCCACTTGCACTTGTAGTAGAAAGAATGAAACGGTATGTAGCGCCGCCATCAGTTGAAATCTTCCAACGATCGTCAGCTTCATCAAATACTAAAATAGCATTATCAAGCGTTCCTCTATCAATTTCAATACCTGATTTTAATTGACCTGTAATACCTGCGCCTGCTTCTCCATTATTAAGAACGATCTGTCTATCTGTGATAACACTATCAGTTGAAGTAACACTTGCTTGGGCACCACTAACTGTTAGGTTACCTGTGATAGTAACTTCCGGAGAAGTGATATAATAATGGTCATTTACTTTTTTTGTTGCGGGCATATTGTCTCACCTTATGATTCTTATTCTTTTGTATTTATGCGTAGATAAAGTTATAATGAAACTAAACCTACGGTATCACCAAAAGCATTCCTTGCACCTGTAACCCAATTATATGTTGTTCCGTCTGGATGCAATACTGTTTCAGGTAAAATTTCTACTATATTAAATGCTCCACGCTGATAATGAGTTGCTGTTATTGACATTTCACCAGGATTTCGTACTCTTTTAACAAGAGTGCAATCGCTTTTACCTTCAACTGTTTTTACTATAAAACTAGTTGAATCAATTTGCTCAATTATATCGCCAACACAAGGAGAAGTACCGCCTTTAACCCAAGCCGTACTTGATATCATATCAGTTCCTTCAAAATATTTACTATCTAATAACATAGCAATATTTATAGTCAAAAAGAAAGGCCCCGAAGGACCTTTCTAAATGGTATTCTTCTAAGTAAGACTTAGATGAATGATAGGTTAGACATGCTAATTGATTCTAGATAATCAGCCGCGTTACCCAATGAACTTGCAGTGTTTGTAAGTTCAATGTATCCGTAACGTGTCATAAAGCCTACTACTGGCTCTAGTGTAGATGGATCTAGTACAACGCCTGTGCTCATTAATGGCACGTATGGGCAATAGAATGCCGCGGCGTCTGATTCTGCAGAACCTTTGTAGCCTACTAGTACTGGTGCTGAGTCAGAAGCGAATGAATCAACAAACACTTTCATTGCACCGTTAAGAGTACCAACCATCTTAGTGTTAGTTGGTGCCTCAAAAGAACCTTCAGTTGTTCTTGCGAACGCTGAAGTTGTAGCACTTTGTAGAACTGTTAGAGCGGCTGGTGAAACAACTGCCCAGTTACCAGCGCCACGACGTGTACGCTGAGCGATTCTGTTAGCGGCTCTGTTAACAATAACTGCTAGAGCGGCATGCTCGTCACCAACGAAAGTAGCAGTACCTGATACAGCGGCTTGATCGTAGCTGAATCCTGTAGAAGCTAATGAACGTAGTGAACCAAGAATTTCCTGATCAATTTCAACAGTAATTTCTTGTGCTAGTGCGGCCATGATTTCTGCTTCAACGTCAACACCATGCATTGCTTGTGCGTCTTGAGCCGCTTCAAATGTCCAGCGAGCTGATAGCTTTCTGGATTTTGCTTCGACTGTTTGCTTCATGATTTGAACGTTGATGCGGTTACCTGCAACACCTTCAGCTGTAGCTGTTGGACTTGCTTTACCTGCACTTGTTCCTGAATAAGCAGTAGCAACCTTAAATGGTGATAGTGCTTCTTCACCTGCTGATGCGCCGTCTGCGGCCGCATCGCCGGCTACTGTATCAGCATAACGAACACGTAGAGTGTGGATTTGTGATACAGGGCTTGTTAGTGGTTGAACACCAACGATTTCGTTAGCAATAACTGTTGGCATTACACGTCTGATAACAGGTAGGATAACTCTGTTAAGAGTTGCTACGTTACCAGCTTGAGTTGCGCCAGCTGTTGCTTCGTTAAGTAGTGCGCCTTTAGTATTTTCTAAGACTACACTCATTGTAGAACGCTTTGTTCCTTGTAGACCTTCTAGCAGGGCATCTTTTGTCTCGCCCCAACGGCCTTCTAATAATGCTGTTTTCATTTTACCTTATCTCCTATGGGTATATTATTATCTAAGCCCTGCAAGTTTCTTCAACTCAATGACAGTAGCATCTTGACTATCATCAGCTTCTACAGAAGGACTTACAGATTTCTTATTTCCAGTAGCTTCAGTGGATTCTACTACGACTTTTTTTGTCTTAGTTGAATTAGTACCACCTAATACTGCTGATAGATATTTGTCAAATTGAGATTGTAACTTAGTTGTCTCAACTGACTCGAGAAGCTCACGCATAACTGTGGCTTTTTCCTTATTCAAAGGTTTCAATAGAGAAGCAAGGGTTTCCTTACGCTCTTGTGATTCTTTAATAATACGGATCTCTTTGGATTTTGTCTCAACGATTACATTAGCGTCGTCAATTGCCTTAGTAGCTTCGGCAAGTTTATCTTCAGAGTCTTTAATTTTCTGATGCAATTTAGCGATTTCTTTGTTCTCATTTAAATGAGTAACAGCAAATTCACTTGCAACTGCTTCATAAATTTTTCTTCCAAACATATTTTCTCTGGCGATTGTAATGTCTTCTTTAAGTTGAGCCAATTCCGACTCTAGCTTTGAAGTAACTGCTTCTTTAACAAGAGCTGATGATTTCTTAATAAAGCCTTCTTTTAGCTCTGCCATTTTTCCTTTGGCTTCGGCTACTAGACGTACTTTAGTCTCAACAACTGCTTTTTTGTCTTGTTCGAATTCTTGGATTTCTTCTGCAAGAGATTTGACAACAAACTTTTCAAGTTTAGCAATGCTATTCTCGTATGTTTTGCGATCATTACGTAGTTCTTTAATTTCTTCAGCCAACTTAGTGACCATGAACTTATCAAACTTTTCACTGGCTTCAACCATACGTACATTAAACTTTGCACGGTCTTCTGCTAGTTGCTTTTTCTCAGCTTGGAATTCTTCAATTTCTGTTGTTAAATTTTCGGTTACCATCTTGTCTAGAGCTTCTACCATTACGCCTTTATCGTGGTCAAACTTCTGAGAAAACTCATCACGCATTTCTGCACGAATTTCTTCACGAGCCTCAGATAACTTAGTTTCCCAAGCTTCTGCAATCGCTACACGAGTTTCTTCATTTACGATGCCACTTTCTAACAATGGTTTTAAAGCATCAAACATAGATTTTTCTCCTATAATTTCAGTTCTTTGATTAGACGTGTTACCGTCTCTTTCAAGTACTTTTGTACTCTTTGATCGTGGACAGCTTCTTCTGCTATCCCAAGAGCTTTATGGCCACCAGTCATATTAAGCAAACTTTCATAGATTGCTTTAGGATATGCATGTGGAGCACTGGGTTGTGCTACAATGTCAACAGTAATAATATCAAAATTGCTGACATGTCCTGACGCCTCATTTACGTCTCCTGATCCACGTGAGCTAACACCTAGCATAACACCTGCATCAGACATACTCTGAACCATCTTACCCATTGGTGTTGGTAAGACTTTTAGTTTTCCATAACCGCACGGTCCGTCCATCCACATATCTGTGATCATGTGCGAAACTCGGTCTAAGTTTATTTTCAAATCATCTGGGTGATCTACTTCACCTAGAACACTGTATCCACTTTTGATTTGTTCAGTAATAGCTGTTACGGCTTTTTCGATTTCGTTAACAGGATATACACGTTGGTTGGCATTCTTAACACCACCCTCAATGAAAATACCTTTCATATAAAGATTCTTACTTCCGTCCTTGCCGTCCTCAGATTCCGTTACGAGTTGAGCTTGGTTAGAAGTAAGAGTTTCTCTAAGATACAAAGCCATTATTAAGCCCTATTATTCTGCTGACTTAGGCTTAGGAGCCGGTGCCAACTTACTTGCTTTACCACCAGGAACGTTTACATTACCATCGGAATCAACTTTAGGTGATGCAACTTTGCCGCCTTTTTCATCGCCACCTTGTGCAATGTTTCCAGCTTCGCCGCCCATGTCGTTTTTGCCAGCTACAACAGAACTATTGTTGTCTGCGCCGCCTGTGTTTGGAACACCGGCAACTTTTTCAACATATTCGCGTAGTCTGTCTAAATCTTCTTGTCCGTCGTCTTCTTCAATGACTTCTTCAGCTTCATCTACTTCTTCAGCTTCAGCAACTTCTTCGTCGTCTTCAGCTTCTTCATCAGCAGATTCAAATTGTACACTCTCTTCTGTTTCTTCATCATCAACTTCAGCTTCTTCACCAGCGTCTTCATGGTCTTCCATATCGTGGTCGCCATCGCCATCTGCGTCTACTGTGTCCATGATTTTGTCAAACTCAACTCTGAGTTCATCAATTGCACTTTCTAGATCCATTACGTCGCCTTTAGTAGCTGGCGCTTCGTCGCCACCTTCTTCAGCACCGTCATCAATATCCATGTCATCAATGCCCATTTCGCCGTCATCGCCAGCTTCAGCATCTAATTCCATTTCCATTTCATCGTCTTCTTCGTTTACACCTTCTTCATCGGCTTCAACGTCCTGTGCAAGATCACCAACTTTGTCATCTGTAATCTCTTCTGCGATTTCATCATCCATTAATGACTCATAGATTGTTTTACTTTTCTCTACAACAATCTCGTGAAAAAGACCTTTTGCTTTTTCTTCGTCTTCGCTAATGATAAGATCGATTAACTTTTCGTACTTGTTCATAGGAACTCCTCTCGTGATAATTAAGGCTTTGCATATAATACCTTTGTAATGTATTTACTATAACTGCATACTTTATATATAATACAGGTACTTTTACGGTGTTTTTGAGTCAAAAAGAAAAAAAAGCAGTAATTTTATGGATTACTGCTTTTTTATAGACAAAATGTTCTTAAGTTGGAGGATATGTTATACGTCTAATCCACCAGCCTCGTCATCTGCTGGTTTAGCATATTGATCCTTTAAAGATTGAGTTTTTTGTTCATCTTCGTACTTACGCACATCATTTGCACTACGCAAACGATTTAGATGTAACAGAGTCAAGCGAACTTTTCGTGTATCATTTGTACGAATAATGCTTTCATCGTCTTTTTCAACATAGTGCGGTGTATCCGCTGATTTAAAGAATTCAGTTAATAACATAAAACTATTTACCTTATAGAGGATTTCCAGCGGCATCTACTGTTGGAGCATCTGGAACTGGTGTCTCAGCGGCTCCTGCATCATCAACTGCACCTTCTTCGCCACCTTCTTCATCTGGGACTTCAGTATCAGTTAAATCTCCTTCAATACCACCAGGAGTAATACCAACATTACGTAAACTCGGATCTCCTGTCATTGATGTATCTGCTTTGCCTTGCTCTTCATTCCACATTATTTCATTTTCAGCTAATTCAGCTTCGCTCATACCTAAGTAACGTTGCATTAAAAAACGCTTACTCATATAAGGAAAAGCCTCTAATTGTGTAAACGTTGCAATACGAGCACTATCAATGTCTGCTTGTCTATACTGAGCAAAGTTTTGTGGTTCTTCAAATATTAAATCAAACAGTTGATTGTCAATATTAAAACCTCTCCAACGCAAGAACATTTTAAACTCGGTGTTAAGTTTATCAACAATCATTGCTTGTAATCTTTTACAATATTGATTGAATCTCCATTCTTGAATTAACGCTGTACCAACACGCCCGTCTGTATAACTTTGTGTTCCGTCGTCCATGCCAGTTGGCAAGTAACTACTCGGAATACGTAATCCACGGAACAATTTATTTGAGAAGAATCTTAAATCTGTTATTTCTCCTAAATTAGTTCCGCCTGGTAATGTTTCAACGTTTGAACCGCGGCCGTCTGCTGTAGTTGGAAAAAAGAAATCTTCGTTTGTGCTTAATGGATTATATGTAGCATCCATCATATTAACACCGCCACCAGATTGAGTTGGAATTCTACGCTGGTGTATTTCGTTTTTAACACGTTCAACAAAAGCCATTGCCATGTGTGTAGGCATATTACCTACATCAATTTTGAAAATTCTACGCTCTGGTGCTCGTTGCACTCTGTAAATAATAATAGCATCTTCAAGTAATTCTTTTTGTTTGAAAACTTTAAACACTGTTTCAAGAACACTGTTACCAAAAGGCCAAAACATATCAAGCCCTTCTGTTAAACTTAGGTGAACAACGTGTTCTGCATCAATTACACTTTCGCTTTGGCTTGCACTAAACCGCCCGCCGGAAACTCCTGCATTTGTATTTTGCATATAAGCAGTACTACTACTTTGATTTCCAGATCCAACGTTTGGAGTATTAACGTATGCATCACTTGAATGAACTGCTGTAGCTGTTAAGTTTTCAAAGTTAGGATTTAAATCTTTAAGAATATACTGCTCAGGTTCTTTACCTTCAGCTTCGTTAACAATAATTTTTGTAACGTTGGCCATTTCAGACCAATATAATTTGAATGTTTCTGGATCACGTAAAAATACTTGATCTCCATACTTAATAGTATTACGAATAATTTTAAACATTCTTTTATTAAGATCGTTTAAGTTTACCCATTGTAACAACTGTTCGTTAATAATAGTAACTTCGTTGTCTGTTGGTTTATCGTTAAAGTGAAAGTCAAATGGTGTATTGTTTGATTCATTTTTCTGTGTGCAAAATTCCGAAATAATATCTAATGCGGCATTAACTTCACTGTCAAGGTCCATTTGTTCATATTGGTTATAACGATCAATACGGTTTGGATGGCCTACATAAATTTCTGGTAAATTACTTTGGTAGTTTCTGTATGCTGAATCAGCTGGTTGACTTCTCGAGCCTGAAATAGGGCTTACGTTTCCAGACATTGCTCCTGGAACACTCGATGCTTTAAAATATTTTTTCCAACTCATTCTGTTACTACCTAGTTTATTATATGTGTATATTTAGTTTTTTTACCAAGTATTCTCTACCAATGTTCTTTGGTAGGCAACTGTTTCGTTGCCAGTACCATCAATATTTGCAAGATGCATTTGTAATTGGTATAATACTTGTAGTTGTTCGTCTAATACGGCTTTCATTGGGCTATCGTCTGCCATTGCGGCCTGGCGATCCGGGTCACGAACTTCATCTCCGCCACCTAGTGCTTCAACAACATCTTCTTTAACTTCCGCTACAACCGAAGATACTTTACTTACAATACTGTCTAGTATACCTCCAGGTTCGTCTTTCTCTCTAATTCCAACAATACTCTTAAGAGCACCAAATAAACCTCCACTCGATGATTCTTTTTCGTTTGATGCTGTTGCTTCTGCGTCTTTTTTGCCACCACCAAACCAACTTCCAATAGCTTTTACACCATCAGCAACTGCTCCAATTGGTCCAGGTAACTTAGCTAACGCTGATAATGCGCCTCCTTGTTTTTCACCTGAAGCGGCACCCTCTTCTTCGTCTCCGCCGCCAAACAATGTTTTTTTAGCCCAACCCCATGCACTTTTAGCAACCTTGCCAGCGGCTCCAACAGCTTCTTCTACTGTGCTACTGCCTTTACCAAATATATTCATTGCATGTTCGTAACCTTTAGAACTTTCTCTGGGTTTGCCGTTGTCTAGTGGCACAATCAATTCAGTTCCGTGTAACTTGTGTAAGAAGCCTTCGTTAGCACCAGTAACAATACCACCATCAGAACTACCTTTGGAGAACCAACCTAATGCTCCTCCAATAATACCACCAACTGCGGCGCCTATTGCAGTACCAACAACAGGAACAAGTGATCCTACCATTGCACCAGTCATTGCACCAGTAGCGGCACCTTTAAGAGCTCCGCCAACACCTGCATTTTCATCTGATTGTTTTGAAAGACCAACTTTGTTCATTTGTTTTTCAACCCAGTCTTTGTCACTGCCGTCTTCATTCTTGCCTTTTGAATCTTGAGCGGCACCTGACACTGCATCAACTAATTGTTTGGTCATTGAAAGTGTTTTGTTTTGGAAGTCTGTAAACAGTGGTAATAATTTAGATAATTCAGCTTCAGTTTTTACTGCAAGATCTTGTGCGATCTTCATATTGTCAACTACTGTAGTTGTTACTTCATCATCTGTTTTCTTTTGAGCTTTTGCGGCGTCTTCGGCTTTTTTCATAGCGTCAGCATTCCATTTATTTCTATATTGTAACTCTAAGCCCATTGCCGTGTTAAGGCTTCCTGCAAGACCGGAGACACCAGCCATACCTGCCATGCCAATTTCTTTTTGTGCTAGTAGGTCTTTCTTAATACCTGCACTTGAATCAGCAATAATTATTCTTGCTTTAGCGGCATCAAGTGTTCCATTTTTGGCCGCATCAACCATCGCTTGTGTACTAGCGGCATAAGATGAACTGGTTGATTCTAGTGCGGCGCCTTCTTTGTTAATAACTTGACCAAACACCAAACTTTCTTGGAAGTTTTTGCGTTGTTGGTCACTCATCATTGACATAGCCTGAATAATGTTATCACGCTCTTTTGCATCCATACCTGCAAGTTGTTGTTGGAAGGCTAGTTGTTGTGCTTCAGCTTTAACTTGATCCATTTTCTTCTTAGCATCTTCACCTGTAATAGATGAAACAATTCTAAGGTTTTCGGCATACTTTCGAGTTTGGTCTGCAATAGCGGCTGTATCGCCTTGTGTAAGTGCTTTACCACTTTGACGCATGTTTGCCATAGTCTCAGCAACTAGTTCACCTTGCTCTTCAAAATTATAACCTAAGTTCAATAGCTCTCGGCGCATTTCTCCGCCACCCTTTTTCAGGGTTGCACCAAGTAATAAACTACCTTCTGCTACACCCATACCAGCGGCGGCAAGTGCAGAACTATTACTTTGTAATACTTTGCTATATTGTTCTGTAGTTAATCCTGCATCTTTAGCGGCATTTTTCATGCCTGTCATACCATCTGCAAACAATGCTCCGGATCTACTTGCATTAGTAAAAACGGTAGTGGTACGTGCTACTTCTTTTTGCATTATGCTAATACCAGTTTTAGCAAGTTTTGACATACCACTTGCCACGTTACCAACAATCGGACCAAGCACTGCCATGGCTTTACCTGCCATTCCCGCTGGTCCAGGCAACATTGCCATTGCACTACCAGCACCACTCATTCCTGCGGCTAGTCCTTGTGCGGCTCCATTGGCTACATCAACACCAGCTGTCATTAATCCTGATGATAGTTCGTTAGCACTAGCACCACTTTGTAAACCTTTAACAAAGTTTCCAACTGCTGGAGCGGCCGCGGCAATTGATTTTATAGTAGTTGCCGCAAACGTTTTCATCATAGCGTTTACGTTTTTAACTTCTGCTGTTTGTGCTAGTTCTGCTCTTGTATTTTCTAATGTGGCTTGAGTATTTAGATCTTCAGAAGCTTTGGCTTTAGCAATAGCTTTATCTAAACTAGATAATTGTTGTGAAACATCAACATAGTTTCCACCAGCAAGTTGCATCATTCTGGTATACGAATCTAATGCACCGTTACCTTTTTTAACTTTATCAGTGTATTCTTTGACTTGTTTGATTATGCCGCCCATATCAGCGGCTGGAGTTCCTACGGAAGGACCAGTCGATCTACCGCCGCCAGCACCACCTGCTCCAGGTAAATTACCGCCAGAATTGTATTCTCGCATTGCATCAAGAAACGCTCTTGATATTTGTTCTGGGGTTAAGCCGTCAGCCATAATATATCTTTTCCTTAATGTGGGTATATTTTACCATAAATACACTGTAGCAATCACATTTATATAATGTATTTATAGGATCTAAAACCATGGAAAATCAAAATCCCCCAAACCAGCCAAATCCAGCTGGTGTACCGTTACCTGGACCACAAAATGTTAGTTTTGCTAACATGCAACCACAACAAGCACCACAACAAGCACC